TACACAATTAGCGGATTTGCCGGTCCAGAGTCCGCGGTCTGAAGATTAAATAAAGCTATATCCCTAACTCTTCTTAATTAGGTATAGACAATCCTAACTGTAGGAGGCGTTGCTGGAGCTGACGTCCCAGCCGTACCACCAGCAGTCACGGTACAGACTTGAAGACCATTAGCGAACGCATGGCCTCCTACGAACTGAATACTAATCCTCGTGGACGCGGGAACTCTAAATACCCAGTCCGGAACGGTTGTTCCAACTACCACGGCTCCAGCATTGTCATAGAGCTTCGTATAGACTACCGAGGCTAGCGCACTATTATCTATATCAATGCTATAGAGAGTGCCCGAGGTTGCCTTTACAACCGTTGAGGAGTTCGTATTGACAGTGTCTTGGAACTGACTAGAGCCAATAGGAGTTAGAGTAATGTTAGTAACAGCCATTTAACTCTACTCCTTCCTTACCAGCCCCAAGCTTCAAACTGATAAGTATCAGCTGCTGGGGTCGCGGCGTTAGTCAACTCAATAAGCGGCTGGTTAGCTGCGACAGTAGTCTCAGCAAACATCTGGAGCTTATTGTTAGTCACATCATACTGCGGGACGAACAAGCTTGTCGATCCACCAGGATAGCCACTAATAATAAGACTATCCATCTGTCGGTACATTCCAAAGTTACCAATCGCAGGCATTGGAACTCCACCAACTGGGTAGGTTTTAGCTCCATCACCAAAGGCGACAGTACCAACAATCTTTCGCTTACGACCGTGGAGAGATTTATGCTGAATTACTATCGTAACATCAGCAGCGGCGAGATCCGGCATTTAATTCTCCTTTTACCATCTGGCTAGCCCTCCCCATAAGGATTCCAGGGGCTCCTATCCGTTCAGATGGTGGGGGTTAAGGGCTGGGGCCATCCGATTATCGGACAACCCCAGCTCGCCAATAAGACGACTCTAAATTACGGAGTCGAGTTGTACTGCACGTACGCAGTGTTGTAAGGATCAGACACAGGTTCCAATCTCGCAAACACAACGCACTTACCACTACCAACCGTACCAGCAGTCGTGACCTCAGCAATCAGACGATCGCCAGGGCTCAACACGATGGAGGGCATGGAACTGGTATCTGCAAGAACGATCACTCCAGCACTGAGGTCAGTGTCAGCAGTGAGAGCAGAGGTGTGACCACCAATACTCGGACCCACGATCACTGTCCCAGGACCACCACTACCTACCGCATCAGGGTTTGTAGTGTACTTACGGAGGGTAGTGTTACTCGCCGCAAGGGTAATCGACTGAATGGTTGAGCTAGAGCCGGTAACCAGAGGCTTACGACGGAGCGATAGAACTGGTTTAACCGTCCAGGCGACAACTGTAGTAGTGATAATGCAGCCCCACTCAACCACTTGCGACTTACCATGAACTAAGTAGCTACCTTGCACCGTAGCGCTGGTAAGATCAATCTCGACCAGAGCCCCAGTGGTTTGGAGTGGCATGATGATTACGCTAGAAAAAGGGTTTTCAATACTCATGACTTAACTCCTTTTAGCCAGCGATGAAGCGAACGATGTGTTCCTCACCGTCCACTACCGCATCCCAAACTCTTTGGAAGTTTAGGAGAGCATACCAAGCGAGACCTTTATCACGGCCGTACTTGACCGGCAACTTGGCACGAAGCTCTTCTTTAATCGTAAGACCCTCAACGATGGAGTCGTCCCCAACGAAGATGGCCTCACCGACGGAGTTAGTAGAACCGTTGCTCAAAGCGTTGACGTTATTACTCACGATCAAGCGACAGTTATACACGATCTCATCAAGCTCACCATAGAAGTACTCACGAGGATACGAATACTTCGCGGCGTTGATGAAGTCCGGGTCATCGAAAAGACCTCGATAAGCCCGAACGCTAAGGAATCCAATGTAGTTCCCATCCGGAAAGGGAGGCACTGGATTCAAGTTACCACCACTGATATTGGCAAAACCAGTTCTCATACCGTCAATAATTTCCTTGAGATGGAAATAGTTGAAGTTTGAGGTAATGGTTCCAGACGGAGTACCATTAAAGGTCCACGTCTGCGCTGCCACTCCAGTAGCGCTATAGGTGACCTGTGCAGTTCTAAGAGTGTCCGCTACACCTTTATCGAACACCTTAGCCATATCATTCATAAGACCTTTATGAACAATATTCTCGGGATCGAACTGACTCAACGCCTCCAATTTCCCTGTGTAAGGGATGGAGTTACCCCATTCCGTAACTACCAAGCTGCCCTTGCGGACAAGCATTTTAGTTTCAGGAATGTCCTGCTGCTCGGTAATGATACCACCTTGAGTCTGAACATTCGACATCTTATCGAAGTTCAGGGTGTCGCCGGAGTTCTTACCGAAACCAGGCTCGACGCGCGTGATCTGACGAAAGCGCATCAAGGGCTGAGTCGCGTGTCTGATTTCGCCTGAGAGCTTCGGGTTGGCAAGGTAGCCACCATCAGCACTCAAAGCCCACTGTTGACCAGCCATAACTGCTTTACCTTTCTAAAGAATTAAGTCGTTATTTCGAGGACTTTGCCTGGAACCTCGAGGACTTAAATCGCCGGCGCTCTTCGATTTCGCTAGCCAACTCTGCATCACCATAAATACTGCCTGGTGAGTTGTCGTTGCTATTAGCATCATCATCGTTAGACTTCTGACGATTTCCGCCTCTCCCAGCTCCTGCAGAACCCTCTACGAACTCGTCGCTATTAGGATTCCTGCCAGCACTTCTTCCAGCATCATCGTCCTCATTATCGCCTTTCAGCTTCTTGAGGTACGTCCGAGTCTGTTTTCCGGCATCTTTCAGCCGCTCAAAGACTGTTTTATTTGGATCAGTTTTCTTATAGAAACCCTCAACTAAGCTTTCGTGCTCGTCAAGGTCCTGATTCTGCATCTGCCAACGAAGAACTTGAGCGGTATTATTGATTAGCGCACGATTCTGGTTAGCAAGTCTTTGCTCCAGATGTTTCGCTAATCGAGCTTCCCGCTGCTTAATGATCTTCTTTGGAGAGGCAATAAACTCAGTCTCATCGAAGTCATCTTCGTCGTCCCTAGCTCGTCGTCCGCGCCCGTAGGAGTCATCGTTATAGTCAGCTTCCTGACCGCGAGAACCTATGGGCTGCATGGTACGTTCTAGTAACTGCTTGATAGCTCCGACCTCTTCTCGAGTTGAGTGAAAGGCATTCTCCATTCCAAGAATCCCCTTCTCAACAGCCTCTTCGATACTGTCATACTTGCCAGCAATCTTCCTTTTGTGCCCTGAGCTGCTATCATCCCCCGCTCCCCCAGAGCCTGAAGTTGTAGGGTTGTTTCCTTCTGCCATTTGAACTAAGCCTCCTAAGCTTTGTTGATAGACGCAACTAGCAAGTTGTTCATAATGTCAACTGCTTTTTGACCTCTCTTTGCGTCTCGTTTAAGCCCTTGCTGCATATCCCAGACCACCTTCAATTTAGCTCTCGCGTCAAGCAGGGCGCCTAACTCTGGCGGAGCGTTGAATAGTAACTGCATGTTGCCGTCAAATGCTCTTTCGAGCTGCGGCCTCATCGCGTCAAGTAGAGTCTGCGCAGCTACCGATGCTGAAGCAGTCTCATATAAGTCCTCTATAGTTGGTTCCGGTGGTCCTTGCTTTGCCATTACTCTACCCCTCACTAATTTCTAGTAATTGCTTTTCTTCTTGAACCCTTGTTTCAGATCGTGCTTCTGGTGATTGGTTGCCTTAAACTTCTTATCCTCAGAGGCCGCGATCGCTTGAGCTTGGGCTCTGCTTTTAACTTTTGGCCCCTTTTTAGAGCCAGAATGAAGCTTCCCTTGACTGAATTCTCGCATTACTCCGCCAAAATCTTGAGGCATCTTTATGGTTCCTTAGATCTTGTGATCGCTGCCTAAGTTCCACTTTCTCTCGCCCTCATGCTTAGCAGCCATAGTCTTGGCTGACTTAGAGGGCCTAACAATCTTAGCAGATTCCTGACCATGAGTAGAGCCCTCGTCAAAGCGAGAATCTTGCACATGGCCCTTCATTTTCTTCTTATTCCGCCCGTAGTTCTCGGACTCTCTATTCTCTTCGAGTTCCATATCTCCGAGCCCTGTGTTTACTCGTCTTGCCATTCTTCAAACTCCTTATAGAGTCTCCTTTGAAGTTAGAGGTCTTACTCCGCTTGGTCATTAGAATTTACCGGCCGGAGGTGTTTTCCCTCCTGTAGCTTTCGTGACCTCGGTTCGTGCTTCTCGATATGGATTCTTAGGAGCCTTAAACGCACCAGGTAAAGTAGAGCGTTTAGACTGCTTCAATCCGGTTACCGGACCACCAACCTTTGGATGAGTATAACCTTTCATTACTTGCTTCCTTTGACTTTCGCAGCTTTATAGCCACGATCGCCATGCTTATCGTCGCCCTTAAGTGGCGGCTTTCGTCCTTCAGTGGTCTTCTTTCCCCCGACTATCGAGGCAGTATTTTTACCAGTATTCTCGCAGATTGACTGCATCGCTTTGTGGCCAGGGTAAGGAGGCTGATAACCTTTCTTCCCATCGAGCAATCCCATCTTACCAGGTTTAGCCATTATCGTGTACCTCCTTTCTGTTGAAATTGAGAGATAATTCTTTGGAGCATTGGATTAGTCCGCCCCACTGCCATTGGATTGTTAGGTGCTCCACCCATCATAGCGCCCTGTCGAGCTGACTGTTGCTGCATGGGAGTTAGGTTAGGATTCGCTCCGCCTCCTGCTCCACCAGCCCCGACTTGATCACCAGGGACCTTTCCATCAGCTGGAATTCCCATCCCTGGAGGTGGCAATCCTGGAGGCGATCCGCCAGGCTGCATTGAGAGAATCAACTTCTCGACGTTCCAGTTAAGCGGCAACATCAAGGCTTGTAGGAGCTCATCAGGATTCAACCTTTGCAACAACCCAGGGAGCATTGATAGAGTCTGGATGAAGTTAGTGATCTCTCCAATCCGCTGTTGCTGATCGATAAGTACTGACAACCCTCGAGCTTTGAAGGAGAACTCACCCATCATTACTACATATCGTTCTTTAGGCTGTAGACCATCCAATAACTCCGAAAGTTGAGGAAAGTCATCAGCAACCCTAGGGATAGTGTAATCCTTATGGAATTGGTAGATTGTTCTAGCAGCCATATCCAGAAAAGGCTCGAAGAGACTGATTTCAATATTTCTTGCGGCCTCATCAAGTCCTTCCATCGCTGACTGCGTCTTGATGTTAACTTCTCCAAGTGTTCGCTCTCCCTTACCGCCTTGACCTTCGACCCACTCATTAATGAATGTGCCTTCTTGGTAGTAGGACTTGAACATCGAGAGAGCTGCATTGGCTTCTTGCGGCACCTTACCCACATCGAGAGTCTCAATGAGCTTAGAGTTAGGTGGCATCTGAGTCCCTTTTTTAATGAACACTTTACCTGGATAGATTCCATTATCGGCCTCCGCGGGATTGTCTAGGCCGTCAATGTCTATAGCAAATGCCTTTAGAGCATCATACATAGCTCCATCAAAGATCAAGTTAGATAGCTCGGTGATAGACTTTGCTATCTCATAGACGTCTTCAACTAATCCTCTGTTATAGGTTGAGAAAGGAACTAAGTAAGGGGAGCCCATTACATAAGGGGGTTTCTTATGGAAGAAAGGATTTGGCCTAGCCTTGCTAATGAGGATCTCCTTGTTAACGAGAGTAAAGCGGGAGTTGGGCATGACAATTCTCCCGTCTTTATTGTAGATGTCTCCCCAATAGTGGTAGAGCTCGAGTTCTTTAATGTAGTCAGTGTTGGAGGTAACGAGCTCTCCTGCGCGTCTTGCTTCTTGGCCTTTATAGAAAGTGCCAGAAGAGTTACTAATGTTCTTAATAGCATCAAGCTTATCTTCGTCATAAATTCCTTGTTCAGCGAGGCTACAAATCTCATCGTAGGTCGCATATGTTCGCTCAATGCAGCAGAATCTATTAGTCTTTGGGACTACCCAGAAGTTAAAAGGATCAACAGCCCTTGCTGCGAACTTGCCTCGGGTCTTGACCTTGAAATCGTAGTCCTGGTATTCTTCTTCCTCAACATCAACTCCAAATTTAGTTTTAGTCCGCTTTTTAGTAACTAATCCTAGCTCTTCCTCTCTGACTTGTTGCCACCAGACCTTCATTACAGAAGTGGAGGTAATCAAGCCGACCTTCATTGCTACTACTAATTCTTCCAGTACGTTATCCTGATCGAGCCAAAAATCGAGTAAAGCTGAGGTGAATTGTCCCTTAAGCTTTCCTTGTTTAGTGTCTCCGGCAATTTGATAGAAACGTCTAAGTCGGAGTAGAGACTTACGAAAAATAGCTGTTGCTCGATCAACACTACTTCTAACCTTGGGAATGTTAGCTTTTGACTGCCACCACTGCTTTCCGGTCCAATCATATTCTCCATTGTAGATGTCCCAACAATTTAGCCACACGTTATACCTAGGACGCCTTGCTGTATCCGCGTTGACCCATACCTGATTGAAGAACTCTCTAAGGCTAGGCTCAGTTAGGGCATCGTTGTCCTCAACTGGCTTAGTGATAGCAGGAGTCCGAGTGGTATTACCTAGCCCTCCTACATCAGCAGGGTTAGGAGACTTATCATAAGACTTGGTAGGCTTGCCCTTACGACTCTTGGTTTTAATCATAGAGTCTTTAGGGATCGAGTTCCCACCACCTACCTTACTCGGTAGATTCAACCCGCTGCCGTCATTACTTTGTGTTCCCATTATTAGGCTTTCTAGTAGTTAGCTGGTGCTTCTGCTCCACCTCGCCCAGCTTCCTTAACTCTCCCAAAGGCTGTAACGTAGTCGAGTTTGACAGACTTAATTTTTGAGCATAGATACTGATTAGCGTCATGGACATGAGAGAACTCATTCTTCTCCGGCTCTGGCTTCAAGCGATTCTTATTGTCATAGGCGTATAAGTAACCACCATTGAAGCCTCTAATTAATGTCTCACAAGAAGGATCAACAATATAGCTCGGAAGGCCTTTAACATTCTCTCGAAGGAAATCAGTTACGCCTTTGATTCTTTCGACAAGGCCCAAAGCTCCATTGTTGATTTGTCTTGCATTGATCGGCCGAGAAGCTAAGATCATAGCATAAGTTCGTTCATCGGCTCCCATTCGATATCTTCCACTTGGGTCCACGAATTCAATAAACCTAGCGCCAGGAAACCATTCATGACTAAGCCTGGCGACCTCTTCCACAAATCGCTCGAAGGCAATATCCTTCGACACAGCTTCTCTAAGCACAAAGAGTCTTCCATGAGGAAACAGTTGAGCGAATACGCAGGCACCATTAAGTCCAAAGTCCCAGCCTCTGCAGACTGGAAGCTTAGGATTCCATCCCAGTGCTTGGCGCGATATATGGAAAGCTGAGTCCCAGAAGTCTCCGTAGACTGCTTTACCCTCGATGGACTCCCACATGAGCTCTTGCTCACGGTTCCACTCCGCTTCGCCATACTTCTTCCTCTCAGCTAGTTTCCACTCTTCACTTCTTCTTTTAGGATCGACTGTGTAGTGGATTCGCAGGACACGGAATCCGTTAATCGGATTGGTCCAAGCTTTTAATCCCTTAGCTAATTCCTCAATCTCTATGCCTTCCGGAAGTTCCTCATTAACTTCGGAAAGAGCATGTTGCCGATCAGGAAGGTCTAGAGTTGAGAGCTTCATCTTTAATCAGCAACTATTTAATTGGCAATAGAGGCTGAATGGCTCCTCCAATAGCTCCAGGCAAGTTAGCTGCTGGAGGAACTCCGTGGCTTGCAGCCCCGATCATCACGGCGAACTCCGCAGCAAACCTGGCCTCATCACCGACGTAAGCAGCACAAGCGGTGTGGAGAGCACGAATCTGCATCTGGAAAGCGTTGTTGTTAACTCCGCCAAGAACAACATCACGTTTGAGTTGGTTGGCAGAGAACACTCCTTTCACAACAGGCTTAGTGAAGGCTACATTATTCTGGACAAAAGCTTTAACTGCCGGCAAACACTGGAGAGCTGCGAGGTCATTATCGCCATGAGAATGAATGTCCGCTAGAGCGGTATCAATATCTGTAATGGTAACCGTCTGGACTTTATCAAGAAAGTCTTGAAACGACTGAGTCGCCTGAGCTAAGGATTGAACATTAGGAACTCCTGAGTTAGGAGAAGTGGTGGAGCAACCTACAACGGTGGATAGTAAGGTTCCTATGAGGATGAGTTTAAGTTGATATTTCATATACCTGCTTTTCTCCTTTAGTTATCTCACTTGATCAAAAACCATGTCTTTAAAAAAGCCAACCTGAGGGCTGCTTATTGCTGTGAATCTACCGCCGCCCTGAATGGTCGGTATGGACGCCATGTAAGTCTCACGAGCTTTAGACCAAAAGGCAAACTCATCAGCCATAATGGCAGTGGCTGTATACTGTCGAAGTTGGTCTGCACCCATAGGTACCCCCTGGATGGAGGAATGGAGTCCGGGAAAATCCAAGTAACAGTAAGAACCCTTATACTGGGGTTTGAGCATCTGGTCATCAGGGATGTACTTAAGGATGAATTCGCATCTCTTAACCAGCTCGTCAGATTTTTCCTCTTTATCAGAAACCAAAAATACCGTGACTCCTTCATTGAACATAGCAAGATGCAAGTGGAGAAAAGCCATCAACCAACTTAGCATCAACCTCCGAGATTTAGGGATGAGACATAAGAGATGTTCCATCCACTGGTAAGTGATTACCTCCATCCAAGGATCAGATGGAAAGAGCTTCACTGGATTGAGAATGTCAACCTGATCTAAGGTATAGATGACTCCATCCTCAATCATCTTCCAAGGGTTATTAAACCACCTCTCCATATTATCCGCCACCCTTGCTGCAGCGGACTTCTCCTTCTCAGGAGCAGAGAGTAATGGTGATCGCTCAATAGCTCTAGGGGCTGGTCCTCCTAATGAGTCCGCCCTAAGGTTGGGATCACTCAGTGACTGTCCGAGCATCCTCGATAGAGGATCGCTCTCTACGCTTTCGATTAAGCTCACGAATTACGTCTTCTCCACTGATGATCGCAACTTGCTTCTTCTCAATCTTAGAGTATCCAGCAATACCTAGAACTTTTTCTGCACAGGAAGCCTGAAGCGCTTCACTCCTAGCTCGCCTCATTAAGACTTTGAGTTTATCGAGAGCTTCGTTAGAAAGTTCCTCAGCCCGCCGAATGACGTTAAGATTGAGGTCGGCATCCAGGGCCCGAAGTTCCTCCTTAAAGATCGCCGAGCTGCAAACCAGCATAACCGATTGAGTAGATAAGCCCATCTCCTCTGCGATCTCAACATAAGTAGCTCCTTCTAAAATCCGCCTCATCATTTCACGGTGACGAGGCCTTAGTTCTTTAGGCTCCCATTTTCCGTCTGGCTTAGTTTCGTCTTCTGCCTTTAACATTGGCAGAGTGATTTCGTTAAGGAGTGAACTAAAGGCCTCATCTGGTCGATAGGAGGTAGAGGGGCCTACAGGAGCTAAATCACCGTTCGGCATCGGCAAAGGACTGGTCGGAGGTAGTGAACCAGCCGTAGCCCCTGTAGGCCCAAGCTTGCTAATCACACATGCAGGAATACCGCCCTCAGTCACATAAGGATCACCGCCTTCAGCTACATAAGAATCACCGCCCTCCCCCTGCGATGGCGTCCGATTTTCGGATACAGCGTCTCTCAAAATTGGTGCTCTAATTTCTAGATCAATGATCGCCATAAGTTGCCTAATTACAAATTTTCACTTTCGAGGTCATCCTATCATAAGGAGGTCTGGAAGTCAATAGAAGCTCACAATAATATTTATCTCACAGGGTTGACAAATTGATTCACAATGATTATAATAGAGGGGAGGCGATTGTGAATGAGCTCACACTTACTAAAATTTAGAAAAAATTTAGGAGGACTATCCCCCCACCCCTCCCCTTGCAATAGCCGTGCCTACCCCTAGGGTAGGGTCTTGGAAGTTTTTGGCGTTCTGGGGAAGTTTTGGGAATAGTTTGGAATTTTGCCACACTTTGACAGCAAATTTGGAAGATGCACGCATTTTGACAGACATTGACATTTCTGACATTGGCATGACATCTGCATATTGGCATTTGATGGCATTTCAGAGCAATCCTGGTAATGTTCTACCTGGCACGGTGGTTGCTATATATACATATTGTTACGAATTGAGGTTTTACGAAATGGAGGTGATTTTAGAAAAATTGGGTTTTCTTTAAATACGGGATGACGTAAAATGCCCACGGGAGATTTGCGCGGAAATAGTATGCACCAATAATTCCCGATTAAGTGATTCAATTCACATCGGTTGGTACGCCCGCGGTCTCGGAACAAAACTCTCTACGACGTTGGTTGTTACTTCAATCGACGGCTCTCTAAAACAGAAACTCTAACTTTCTGAAAAGGAGCCCACTATGAAACAGGTAACGATTGAAGCTTTCGACAAAGATGGCAACAAACTCGGCGAACAAGTCGAGGACCAGCCTGAAACAATGGCCGAACTTCTCGACCAGTTCGAGGAGAAAGATATTGTCTCTATGGTCTGGCGGTCTCACGCCATTGACGTTCAGCGCGAACTGAGAAGCAAAGCGCGTGGACCCAAAACTGAAACTGCCGAGCTCAAGGCCTTCAAGAAACTCACGCCCGAACAACAGGCGGCCTTGCTCGCGCAACTCGCAAACAGCTAGTAGTAAAATTAAGCGAATCGCTGGAGAGCCGTCAATTGAGGTAATGACTAACGTCAACGTCTAAGGAGCGCAATGGAGTTAATCACACACACGCACACTCACACACTATGGACCCCCCCGTCGGCCACTACGTCAGGGAGGAACTATCATTCTGTTAGTCTTAAAGTAAAAAAAAAAAAAAAAAGAAAAAAAAAAAAATAACTAAATAATACCTATCCTTCCTTCACCGAGATATACCTGGGCTGATGGGCCTGGGTGTATAGTGTGAGTGAGTGTGTGAGTGTGTGTGATTGAATTCCAAGAACGCAACTTCCGGTCCGATTATCGGATGGATTCGACTTAAACCATCGAGTTAAGTTAGTAAGTTCTAAAACTCTAAAACCCTAAACTCTGAAAAGGAGATTGAAAGTATGAGTGATGAGACAAATCGAATCCAGCTTGCCGCCATCAAGATCAAAGACCTCCTCGAAACGAAAGATGAGGTTACTCTGGTGAAGATCGATAAGGAAATGAATATCGACTTCGCCGAGTACTGTTCGTGGCAAGACACCAAAAGCGTGGCCTTTGCATCGGGAAAGATCAATCTCACTGAGGCCAATTACATCTACGAGAAACTTGGTGGAAGCATCGAGCACTTCAATGCCCTTCCATTAGCTGAGAAAGTAGCAATTACGAAAGTGATGTCTGAACTCCTCAAGTGGAAGATGGGCCTTTAATTAACCTTTAGCTTTAACTCTCTGGAAAGGAGAATCCATCCATGATCTATTGTCCGCAATGTTCGATCCCGCTTACTGATGTAATTGCTGGTAATGAGATTCCGACTGAGCTACCTCGCGTCTTCAAGTGTGGTAACGGCCATGTGGTAGAGATGAAACTTATTCCGCCTGTAACTATCGCACGGATTTTTGAGTTGCTCTCGCTGGACAGGAATATCCAAGCGATCAAAGAGATACGGAATGAGTGCTTGTGGGGCTTGAGAGAAAGCAAGAACTTAGTCGACTTGATTAATGCAATTCAGCGTGGCCGCCCTTACGAGCTCATCCTCAAAGACTGGCCAAGGTGCACTGAGTGTGGGCACATCGCTCAAGAGCACAGGCACACCCGTCAAGGTGAGTGCGTTGTCACTCAGCCCTTTGGGAGTGATAAGTGTTCATGCCGGGGCTACAAAGCAAAATGAGTGAGTGATTGGTTTAGTTGAGTCCATCCGATAATCGGACTGAATGAAGATGTGTTCAAATAGCAACTCCGCAACCCAAGGATTAAAGAAAGGACTGAAAAGGTCATGAGAAAGATAGATTACCAACACTCCCTTGCACTCTCCTACATCAAGCAAATCTCTTGTCAATATCGTCACCGGCAACTTCAGAAATGTGAGAAGTGTGGGCAACTAGTGAGATCGAAAGCTCGTCATAATAGGAGAAAACATGGGAGGATCACTTAATGACTATCCAAGAAAAGGATCGCGCCTCAATCTTCGAGGCCCTGGATCGGTTCACTCGAGCTGCCATCGACCTCGATGCGATGTGGGAGGCATATTCAATGGAGTATCAAGACCACATTGGTGAGCTTCTAAGCACCAACTACCCGAAGTGGATGCCGTCCTTTGGTGAAGCAGTGTGTGATATTATAACTTGGAGGGAGGCACAAAGAGCAATCATCTATGCAAAATAAAATCTTCGGCAAAATAAAATTGTGAGCTCCTATTGACATTTGTGTGTGAGTGTGATATGGTAGGGCATCATCGAAACATTAGGAGGTCCGCCGTGCCACACTCACGCACTTGTCCAGTTTGTTTGACTCCCAACTCAATCATTCGGCCTGATGCTAAAACCTGCTCTCGAGATTGCTCTAAAGCTTGGAATAAGATGTCGAGACTAGAGCAGCAAGCCCGCCTTAGAACCACCAATCCTTCATTCGATCAACAAGTTGAAGCTCTATCTGAGGAGCTATTCGGTCAGGTTGATCGACCTACCAGAGATTACGAAGCTGATAGCTTACCACCAGGCATTCTGCCTGATAAATAACTTAAAAATAACTTAAAAATGAGCCCGTTGATCCGATAATCGGATAAAAACCTCTGAATTACCTTGAAACTAATGGTATTTCTGGGCATTTTTTGGTATTTTTTGGCATTTTTTGACGCAATTTGGCATGGCACGCAATCTGCATTATTTCCGGGTGGAGGTAATTAATGAACTACAAGCCGTTAAAGGTGGAGCGCTTGGAATACCTGGTTGAGCGTCAAACTAAACTCAAACCTACCTATGAGGAGTATCTAAGGCTCTATAAGATTCACATTCAACCTCTTGCGAAAGACGTTAGGGAGTTCTGGATGAACACTAACGAAATCCGCAAGCTGGAGCACCAGCTTCAATATGAAGCTTACATGAAGCAGAAAGGTAAAATCGAAAAGCTTTCATACGTTGATCCCTCCAAACGCCAACCTCCTGAAGGAGCGTCGGCAGCAGTTAAAGCATTCAAAAAACTCACACCAGCACAACAAGCACAACTACTACAAAAACTTGGAGGTAATAAGTAATGCAGTGTAACTATGTGAGGTATTGGGAAGGCAAGAGACCAGTTATGTGTCCCTCAGTAGCGCATGAAGGAGTAGCTAAAGCTCATCTCCTTCATCTCACCCATTTCGATAATCCCAAAGATGCAACTGAGTTCATCATGTTCTGTTGCCATCATCGGAGAGTGGTAGAGGCGAAGCTGACTTGTGGAAAGGAGGTGAGTGAGTTTGGAGAAATCATCCAGCCAGAACGAGCTCCTGTTGCTGACGTCGCCTAAGGATTGCGACAGTCATCAGTTTAATGATTTTGGCTATTGTAGGTTTTGTGGGGAAAAGGAACCACCTCAACAAACTTACATTGGATGGCCTACTGAAACTTGGTTCCAAAAAAGAAGGAAGGCGGTACTTGGAAGATGAATAACTTAATAGCTAATTGGTTTTATGACTTGGTTTATCGAATCTTTGGCTGGAGAAAGCAACCGATGGATGAAGCTCGGGCGAAGGAAATCTCGGGCAAGTATCGAAAGTTAGAATACTCACAGAAGTGGAAGGATGGTGATAGACTATGGGCCTAGCTAAAAGGAAGGAAGCTTATGGAGCTCATGGAGCTCATGTGGTGTGGGGAGACCCATTCAAAGGAACTATCAAGCAGTTCGTAGAGTTGGTGAACTCCAAGCAGCAGTTCATGAGTGCGAGAGGTCGATGGATTATAGGGCAGATGCTCTACGTTGAATCTCATGGGCCAGGCAAAGTGGTTATCAAGAATACTCCCTACTAATTTGGTGGGAGTGTTTTGGGTGGCCGCCCCTAACGAATAGCGGCCCTTAATGAGTCACTTTCTAACTTCAGAAGGTGGCTGATTAAGTTAAGCAAAAGAAAGGAGGTGAGTGAGCTTATGGAAGCAATTTGTTATAGGTGTAAGGACGCCATTCTTGGTGATGACGAAGACGCTATCCAAAGTGAGGGATGGGGTCGTCTGAACTTAGAGGGTAAGTGGCAATGGCTCTGTGAGGATTGCTGGGAAGAGTACCATATCGAGCAGGATGAAGCAGACGACGACGGGTGGAAAGGAGAAGACGAAGGTGACTAACAGGCAAACCTTAGCCTGGTTTCGACATAAGAACAATCACGGCGCCTTTAAAGGAGTCCGAAGGCCTAACCCGGATAGTGATTGTGAGTTTTGTTGGTGGCTCTATATTCAGAAGTTCTATAGCATAGTGGATGGGAAGTTAATTCCCAATAACACTACTGTTAGAAAATATAAAAAGAGAGGAGGTGAAAGCAATCATGGCAGAAGCCCCAAAGTTTACTCCAGTAGTCAATACTCAAGACGCGCCCAGCAGCCCGACTCAAGCCCCGAAATCAACGCCCTTACCGGCGGAGCTGATCTCTGGAGCAGCAATCCCTGATGAGCAGGAGGTGCTGGCAATCGTTAAGGCCAATCCATCAGCTATTCAGTTTAAGAATAGCCTGATTTATATTCAAGGTGGCACCTTCATCACTTTGGATAGGATGATAGCTCGATTCGATGTGGTCCTCGGAGAAGTCTACACTGAAGGCATGAAGAAAGGAATAGATATCGCCAAGGTCATTGTGGCAGCTCACAGTGAAGAAGTGAAGTAGTGAAGTAGAATAGTCTCTTTAACATAGCCTACCTCTCATTATTATTAACCCTAATAATAGGAGGTAGATTGTGAGAAGTATTGAGTGGATTATTATTGGTCTGTTTCTCTTGACTTTAGCAGGTTGCAGTAGTTATAGTTCAGAACCAGTGACCACTATCTTACCAACGTCCAACGTGAAGATAGATGTGGTCCTCCATAGGAGTGATGTTAGACTAATGGATTGTTCGACAGGTGGCGTTATTGAAACTTATGACTCAGTTGGAAAGCTCATCGACTCGGCTCGATTCCAAGGAAGAGCTCTCCACTGTGAGGTCATTCAAGCTGGTATTCAAGCCGGCGGAATGGTCGGAGCGGGAGCTATGATAAGGCCCTCCAGAACAACCAATAACAACTCTAACAACAACTCCAATTCTCAGAGCCAAGGCCAGAGCCAATCTCAAAACCAGACTCAAACCCAAACCGCTACAGGTGGTTCAGGTGGAGCTGGCGGCGCTGGCGGAGGAGGTGGGGGTGGTTCTGGTGGAGGCTCTGGGGGTGGTGGAGGTAATGGCGGCCAAGGTAACAACGGGATCGGTAATGGTGGCGGAGATGGGTCACCTAACGGTCAGGACGACTCGGGCCGCTAAAAGCTAGAGTGAGAGGTAGGCTAATTAAAGAGATTGAGTGAGTCTAGAAGGAGCTAATGGAAGATGGAATCTATGGCGATCCGATTATCGGACTTACGCAAGTTCAAGGGTTCTCTCGTCTACACGGTTTATCGAGAGGGGAAAGTCCTTTATGTGGGAAGAAGTAACGTCGGGATAGATAGGCCCTTAGAAACTTTCCACCCTGCGATGAGCCAGTGTAAGTCAACAGACTTAATTAAGCTGAACTTCTGTAAGACTGCTCGGGATGCAGCTAAGTTAGAGACGAGGCTGATTCAGGAGTTCCATCCTCCATTAAATGTGAGGAAGCCTAATCACCGACTTATTGTCTTTAGCCCAAAAGCAGGAGGGAGTTGTCCATAGTGGCTAACAATCGAGGCAAAATAGTTAGGCTCCATCAAGACACTTACGACCGCCTCAATACTTATAGGAGGCCTAACGAGAGTTTTAATGAGCTTCTTCATCGCTTACTGAAGGTTCCATACGATGAAGAAAAGCAGCCTCGACTCTACGAAAAGCATAACAAGGTTTTAGTGACTGACGAAGAGTTCGCTTGCATCAACAATGACTCGGCCCTGGAAGGAGGTGATTTTGATGAAGGGTAAGCTTCAAGACTTCAAATTGTGATGTATGCAAACGGCATGCCAATAATTATATTGTGAGCTGTTATTGACATTGACTCCCTTTTATGATATGGTGTCAGACAATGATCGTACCATGTTGTGAGCCTATCATACAGGGTTACTCTACCATTAGAAAGGAGGTGAATAGATGAAAACCGAGTCCATTAAAGTTAGCTATCGCGACAAGGCGACTAACCAGAATGTTAGCTTGGGGACAATTGACTCTCCCCGCTTTGACTCCGTTGATGAGGCAGTAGCCTACTTCGACGCTGAGGAACCAGGCAAGGGAGTTGAGACCGTTCTCGACTACATTCATACTGCTCTCGATATCGAGTTGCAGCGCCGGCATCGGGACGCTAACCGTCCTGATCGCCCGAAGGTCCAATCGGCAACTGCTAAGTTTAAGCAACTGTCTCCGGAGAAACAAGCGGAGCTGCTTCGACAGGCAGGGATCGAGCTTTAGTCTTACTGTTAGTGTCAGGGGGGATGGAGGTAAATTCGGTGAGCTTCTCATTGAGCCAATGTCGCTCATTTAGGGTCTACCTCCATCCTTCCTCAAGCTCGGGGAATCGGGGCTAAAGTGTCAAAGTTCAATAAGGAAACAGAGAAGTCTATTAGAGTCGTTTTGCCTCTTAAGTTATATGCTGAGCTTAAAAGCCGATGTGAAGACTACGGCGATATCAGTAGAGTGATTCGTCACTTACTGAAGCAATGGGTAAAAGCAAACGGGACTGTAAGACAAGCATATGACT